CCGGTCCTGCTGACCCGAACAACACCAACCTCCCGAGCACCTTCAAGATTGCTCGCGAGACTCTGATGACCGCTCAGCGTCTGCTGCTGGACACCGGGAACCTTAACATGTTCCACCAGTCCATTGGCTCGCTGACGCTGCTGGACGACTATCGCCGCTGGCGCGATCGTGTGTTCCTCGATGAATTTGCCAAGTCGGAAGCTCGCGGTGCGTCCTCCGATTCCCAAGGCGGTTACTACTACCCCAACGGCAAAACAAAGAGCAGCTCCACTCAGCTGAGTGCCTATAGCGCCACTGAATTTGCTTCTGAGCGCTTTAAGTTTAACGTTAAGACCGACCTCCTGGAAGTCGTCAAGCAGCTGCGTAAACGTAACGTTCCCGTCTTCGCTGACGGCTACTATCGTTGTATCGCTGATCCTTCTTTCATGAAGGACCTGCGTGCTGATCAAGGCTTCCGTGAAGTTGCTCGTTACCCTGGAATGGGTCAGCCCAATCCAATGATGAGCGCCATGGCTCCTAACTCTGCCATCTATGGTGGCGGTCAGTTTGGCCAGGCTCAATTCGTTGCTGGCGAACCCGTGATGCCTTCCGGCTTTGTGTTTGAAGGCGTGCGCTTCTTCGAATCGACTAACTTTGCTGACAAGTCGATCACCGTTGACATCGGCGGTGCACAAGCAGGCTCCCCTGCTTCGCACACAACTCCACCTGGTCTGTTCTTCGGTCCTCAAGCTGTGGGTGTGGGCATCGGTGGTCCTAATGCTCAGGTTCTTATCAACAATAACGACGACTTCAGCCGCTTCATCATTCTGATTTGGCAGCTGTACGCCGGTTTTGCTAACCTGAATAAGGACTTCATCACTTCGGCTTTCACAATTGTTCCTAACTCCAACGATTGAGGAAGTAACTAAAAATGGCAACTTACAAATCTAACGCCGGCGAGGTTCTCTATCCCGGCAACCAAGTTAATCGCCTCTCCGGTTACAACGGCGAAGGCGTTTACGGCTGGCCTGGTATCGAAGCTTACGAAGTCATTGGCTTTGTAAAAATCAGCAACCTGTCTGCCGATAAAGCTAGCTACAAGAGCTTTGATATCACTGTTCCGTCTCCTGACCGTCGTACTGACGATCGTGTGCGCGACAACCGTACTAGCCTTGTGGTACCTGCCAGTGCTCAGCGTCCAGCTTATGTGTACGCTGCTTCTATTGCCATTGGACAGGATATTCCATCCGGTGGTTTAGCAGGTTTCCCTGCTTCTCCTGTGACTGCTGATATCGGCGGCACATCCACCGAACTGCTGATGCTTGGCCCTAACAACGCCGGCAGCCCCTACGGCATTCCTTCGCCCCAGGCAAACGGTTTAGCTAACGCCACTTCTTACCTGACTGCTGCTTCCAGCCTCTTTACCCAAGGCTCTACTGCAGTTAGCAGTGGCGGCACCGGCGGCAACCTGCCGTTTGTTAACACTGTTACAACTGGCGGTATCGTTGCTACCGACCTTGCTAACAGCATGATGTATCGCGTTACATCTGATACCACCTTTAAGGTGTTCAACACCACGTCTGTTACCTCCACTTCGGTGAACGGCAGCGGCGTGTTTATCAGCCAAACCGATTCCGATGCTGGCAAAGCTGGTTACATCCTTTGCCGCGTTAACTACCTGCGTCCTGCCGCTGGTGTTACATGGAATGATATCCAAGTCTTCATTGACTTTGCTTCCCAGCTGGGCGGTAGCGATACCTGATTCATTGCAAATTAAATCAACGGCGGGGTCACACCCGCCTTTTTTATTGCTTGTTGAAACAAAGAGTTTAGTTTGGTAAGCTAGGCAGAGCATTTAAGTCAACTATGCTTTATCAATACCGGCTTACCGGTGGTCTTGTTGAAGTTGTTTCCCAGCATGGAGAAGGCATCGTCATGTGCGTTGACGCATCTGATGAAGTCCTTTATGTAGAAGAAGCGGATCTTACGCCCCACTTGGAAGCAACCAATGACAAGATTCGCACAGAAGAACGTTTAACGGCTCAGCTGGAAGCAGAAGGCGTACGCCCTGCAAAACCAACAACGCGTGAAACGTTCCCGCTTGATGTTCGCATTAACATTAATACAGCAAGCGCCAGGCAAATTGCAGATACGCTCCCTGGTGTCGGACTTAAAACAGCCCGCGACATTAAAGACTTGCAAACTTCAATGCCAGGTGAAAAGTTCCAGCGTCTTGATCAATTAAAGGCAATTAAACGTGTTGATTGGGACGAAATTTTCAAAGAGAATCTTGTACGCGTTGAATGATTATTTGCGCGTGCTAGTGTGTTATTTGGTGCAGCTATAGATTGTTGCACCTTTAACGCATTCTTTTTTAGTAATGCAACTCGACGACTTCCTCAAATCAAAAGTCCGCTGGCATCTAGGGTATAACCTTACATCAGTCCCTGCAGGTGACCAAGCGCGTCTCGAAGAAGCTGTCAACAACATCCAAGATTCGTTCTGGTATTCCAAGATTGTCGAACAGATCGGTCGGTGCGACGAGGCTGAAAAACGCACTGACATGACTGGCAGCGTGAATAATAATACTGTTCCCCGTAATCGTATCGAGAGTATTGCTGGCGACGTTGATCGTACGATTGCGACTTCTGATTTTAAAGACACGCTGAAAACTTGGACGGCAATTTATCTATACGAGACGGATCGATTAGCTTTACATCTTTATGTTCCGAATTACCGAAACCCAGAACAAGCAAGGTACAGGTTTAATCGAGAAGGCGCTGAATTCATTCAAGCGCTCCCTGGTCCCGCTGACGTTGCTGTTGGCACTCGACTTATGCTCAACAACAGCTTCCGCTAAAACAATTTCAGTTGATTCAATCGTGGCAGAAGATCTTTCCTTTTACACACAGCAACTGCAGAATCCAGCAGTGCAAAAACTGCTGCAAACAATTCGTTACGCAGAAGGCACGGCTGGTCCAGCTGGATACCAAACTAAATTTGGTGGAGGAAAGTTTTCTGATTTAAGCCGACATCCTGACCAGCCAGTCAGCTCTGGTGGATACACAAGCACAGCCGCTGGAGCCTATCAATTTTTGACGCCAACTTGGAAAGCAGTATCGCAAAAACTTGGATTAAAAGATTTCAGTCCACGCTCCCAAGATATTGCTGCACTTGATCTGGCCTATCAGCGCTTAAAACCTTTAGGTGGTTTTGCCGCATTAGAAAAACAAGGGTTAAGCGGATCTATTGCAGCTGCCTTGTCTCCTGAGTGGGCATCATTCCCAACCCAGTCAGGGAAAAGCTACTACGGTCAACCGGTCAAATCTTTAGCAGAACTACAAAAACAATACGGCAGTGCTCCTGTTGGAAGTGGAACACAAACGCAACCACAACCGCAAACCGTTGCCACAAAACAACAGCAAACTCCAGGTGGAATTACTTACAACATCTACGTTGACGGGAGTCCACAGCAACAACAGACAAGACCAATTGAACCGCTCGATTTCCTTCAAACGTTAGCTAGCGCAAGGAGAAATCGAATGAGCCCAGCTGATATTGCATCAGCAATTAGTGCAGCAGCAAGCACTTCCCAAACATTTGATTGAGGATAAATTACCGTGGCAGGAATTATGAACGTTGGCTACGTTGCCAAACCAGGAGAAGATATTTTTCCTTCCACCGGACCTCATTTAGATGTACGTGTTCTTAAAGATGGAAAATACATTGACCCGTCAACCTGGCGATCGGGCCTTCAACAACTAAAAATTGGTCCAGGAAAAACTCCCCTTTATAGCCAGAAAGGGGACCAATGGGTTTCAGGCTTTCCCGTTACATCTGGATACGGCGCCAGAGTAGCCCCCACTGCTGGAGCAAGCACATTCCATCCTGCAATTGATTATGGCGTACCTGGGGGTACTCAGCTTTCCTGGGAGGGTCCAGGCACGTTCAAGCCTGGGCAGGGATACGGAAGCATCTTAACGCCTGAGGGATATGAGGTGCGCTTGCTGCATACAAAAGGTGGACAGCAAACAAACGTTCCGGGATCCATTGCCGGTGCCCCGCCGACACAACAGCAACAGACAGGTACAGCTGCCAGTCCTCAAGTCACTTACAACATTTATTTAAAACAGCCTATTGATCAACAACAACAAGTAACACCGCAGAGTATGCTCAAACAGTTTATTAGTGAACGTCTAACTTCACCTAAAAACTACTCTCCAACTGACATCTACAAAGCTTTAGCAGCTGCTGCAACCAATCCAGATGTAAACCTGGAAGACCTTACTTGAGATGCGTAAACTAGGCAGTTTTAATAAAAGAGTTAATCTTCCTTCTCATCCAGAAGACAGGGAAACTCAAGGAGAAAACTTTATTGCAAAAGATCCTCTTGCTACTCTTGGTTACTTGTACGGCGTCAGAAGAAATGCTATACCGTACGAAAACCCGCTACCCACTGGCGCAGAAAAATTTCAATCCTCAAGACAAAGAACAAAAAGAATGGCTGGTGATCTACTCGGTGTAGACTTAGTACAATCATCCGGTTTATCTGGTCAACAAGAGTTACCAACCCTAGGTTCTGCAGAAATTAGAAATGCCTGA